TGGACGAACGACTCGGGGCGGTACACCGCCATCGCCAGGCGTTCCTCGGCGCGGATCGTCACCATGTTCTTGCGGAAGTTGTCGCTGTCTTCCGTCGACACTTCCACGGCGGCGTCTTCACGGTCGAACACCTGGGCGGCGATGTTGAAGGCCCCGACCAGGAATTCGCCTTCCGGCACCGCCGTGGTGTCAACCACAGGCAGCTTCCACATGCGCGGCATTCCGCCTTCCACGACGTTGACCCAGATGTATCGGCCTTGCTCGTCCTTCTGGAGTTCGATGTCGGCCCAGTCCACCGGGTTCAGCACGATGCCGCTCGCGCGGTATTCGGCCACGCGCACCTGCAGAATCGCGCGTCGCAGCAGGTCGATCTTCGTGTCGCCGGCCTGGCGCAGCGCTTCGTTGAAGGGCGTGGCCTGGGGAATCAGCCCCAGCAGGTTCTGTCCCGTGCCATCGCCGGCCAGGATTTGGTTTTCCTCCACGTACTTCAGCCCGAAGATCGCGCGACCGTTGATGTAGCTCTGCAACAGCGGGATGTCTGCAAGGACCTGCTTGGAAGCCAGGAACCAGTGAGCGATCGTGCGAACGGGGGTCTGCTTCAGTTCGAACGACAGGTCCGATTGAGGCTTGAGCGCCGTTTCAGCAACCGGCGCCGCCATGTTCTGGAAACCCGATTCCTGGACGAACTCGACCGAGTTCGAGCTGGTCCGTCCCGGCATGATCAGGTCGCGGATCGTGAACGGACGGTCGGGGCCCGAAAGAATCCCGGGCAAGCGCGTGGGCTGGATGGCTACGCCGACGCCCCCGGTGCCGGTGGTCGAGCTGGTGATGCTGGTGACCGCCTTGACGTTCATGCGGGCAATGCCGCGGCCCTTCGCGGCCAGGCCGGTGAAGTCGTCGGACTCGGTGAACTGCTCGCCGATGGACTTCTGAGCCTGGTCGTCATTGGCAGCGCCCCGGCGGGCGAGCTTCTGTTCGACCTCGACGAGGCGTTCCGTCAGAGCGATACCGCTCTTGGACAGCGTTTCCAGGATGCCCTTGGTGTCGTCCAGGACCTTGCCGTGTTCCTTGATTTCGGACGAAGCCTTTTCGGCGAACGCTTTGATTTCATCGTCGCGATCGTTCAGCGCCTTGACCAGGCTCTTCAGTTCGAGGGTGTCGTCCAGACGCCCCGCGTTCTCGGCCGACTTACGGCCGAACTCGTGCTTTTGTGCCAGATTGGTATAGCGGCCCATTTGATTACCTTTAAAATGTCGGGAGTTGAAGCCGGCCGATCTGCTTGATCAGTCCAGCGGTTGCTTCTTTCGCCTCGCCCCCGGACTCGCTCCGGTCAAGCAGGTGTTTCAGCCCGCGGTTGGCGATCACCGCGGCCTGAGATTTCGAGAAGCCTGCCTCGCGCAGGAACCGCTCAAAATCGGGAAGGTCCGGCATGCCCCCGTGGGCGATCCGGGCCTTTATTGCGTCAACGCGTGCTTCCTCGTTCGCCGGCGCCGTCACGATGGAGATTTCCACCAGGTCCAGGCGCTTGAGCGTGCGGATGCGCGTCTTTTCGTCGTAGCTGTCCTCGCGCACGTAGTAGCCGATGGACAGCCCCGTGATTGCGCGCGTCTTCATGCCGCGGTATGCGGTCTTGGCGTAGGTAGCGTCATCGAGCCAAAGCTGGCCGGTGCCGTGCAGCCCGTGATCGTCTTCCTTCAACTGGTCGATGTCCCAGTTGCCGATGGGTTCGCCGCTGCGGTGCTGCCACAGCACCGGAAACGTTCGCCCCTTCGCGCGTGTTTGTTCGATGCTGTCCATGAACGCCCCAGGGGCGACCACCTCGTTGTACGAATCGACGACGCCAAAGACCGAGCCGTAGCCAGAAAAAAGGCCGTCATCGTGGACGGCCTTTACGTCGTAATCGAACGAGCGGATGTGCATCGCTGCGTCTTTGCGCTTCATGTCTTGTCCTCAAATGTCGGAAGGCCCAGCCAGGCGGAGAACGCGGACTTGGCTTGTTCCGCGCCGGCTGTCTCGCCGAGCTTGTCGATCGGCAGCAGATTGGATTGCACGGTCAACACGTCGGCATTGCCGCCGCGCGCCGGCAGGTTCTCCTTGAGCCGGCAGTCGTCGCGCGTGTAGATGCCGTTCTGCGTCATTACGGAATAGAACGCCGCGCGCGCCGCACTGTCGGCCCGCAGCAGCCCTTCGACGTTGAACTTGGCGAAGTACTGCGGCCGTTCTGCCGGCGCCAGCAGGGATTTGCGGATGGACTGCTCGATGCGCGTCAGCCAAGGCCGGAGCGAGAACGACAGGAACGCGATCATCTGTTGTTCGATCCCCGTTCCCCAGCTACTTGATTTCTCAGTGTGCCCGACCATCCAGGGCGGCACGCGGAACCAGCGGCAGATCTCCTCGACGTTGAACGCGCGGGTGGCGAGCAGTTGCGCATCCTCGGGGTTCATGGGCACCTGCTGGTACTTCATGCCGGCCTCGAGCACCATCGTTTTGCCCGAGTTCATCGCGCCGGCGAACTTGGCCGACAGGCTGTCGCCCAGCTGTGTGCGCTGGTCCGGGTTCAGGATCTTGTCCGTGGATAGGACGCCCCCCACATTCAACCCATTGGCAAAAATCTTGGCGCTTGCCTCGTCTGCCGCCAGGGATGCCCCGATCACGTTGGCGCCGTACCGGATCGTGGACATGCCCAGCAGGCCGTCCAGGCTGAAGGCGGCGATATGCCACATTCGGCCCTCGGGAATCACCCGGTGCGTGCCGTCTATGTCGTTGTAGCGGTACTCGATCGATCCGTCGGTAAGTCGGCGGACCTGCATCCGCCACGGATAGAGCAGATCGATCGCGATGATCCGCCCCTTGCTCATTCGCTTCTCGGCGAACGAGTTGCCCCACAGCAGTAGGCACGCAACCAGCACTTCCCAGAACTGCACCGATGTCATGTCCGCATTGGGCTGGTGGCGCAGCAGCGCGTACAGTTCCAGGTCCGTCGCCTCGACCGCCTCGCGTCCCTGCCTGCGATAGAGCTCAAACGGCAGCGTGGCGATCGTCTCGGCCAACAGCCGGACGCAGCTCCATACGGCCGAGAGCGTCAGCGCGGATTGAGCGGTCACTGCCTTGCCGCTGGCCGAAGCGCCACCGCCCCATGCGGCCCAGAAAGCGGTGTCCGCCAGGCCCAACTTTCGCCCGATCCAGTCGCTTACGCTCGATTTCACGCCGTCCGGAACTGCCGACCTGAGGGCGGGAGCAAAGCTGCGGGCCAGAACCTTCGAAAACGAGCTATTGGCCATGCGTCACCCCTCGGATGCCCCGAAGCAGGTAGATCGCGACAACAAAGGTCACGACTGCCCCGCTGATGAGGCACCAACCAGGGCCGGCCAGCAGGTAAACACCGCCGGCGAGCATGGCAACGCCTGCCAGGAGCAAAAGCACCAGCAGAATGATTGCTGCCTTCATAGATTCATCCGATAACGATAGGGTTTGCGAAGAACCCGTCCAGGCTCTGAAGCCCTCGGGGCTCCGGGTTGAGCGCCAGAAGAAACACGGCATCAAAGAGCGCCATGAGCGGGTCAATTTTTGCGGTGCCGGAAACCTGCTTATTGATGGCCAGCGCGTTGCCCTGCTGGACGGTCTTCGCATTACCCACGCACCAAGCCATGAGCGGGCGTCCCCCGTGCAGCATTTCCCGCCCCGCGACCTTGCGCTCAGTCGTCTTGATCGCGCCGTTCAGGCGCCAGCCTTGCGAAACGGCGGTGATCTCTTCCAGTGTGAAATCCCGACCCGGGCTGGTCAGCTCGTCAACGATGTCGCCGATTCCGGATCCGTCCACGCCGATGCACAGCTTTTCGGGAAGAAGACCGCGATCGCGCACGCGGCAAACGATGTCAGCCACTTCGGCAACGTCGTCGCCAGGCCGCTCCACAATCCGCAGGTCGCCCTGCTTCTCGAAGTCTTGCAACGCGGGCGCAATCTCGGCTCTGCGTTCGAGGACGATCTTGTGCGCCCAGGCGCGCCCCCAGTGCAGCCAGCGGCGCGTACCCATTTCGCGACCGACCAAGGCGAATCCCAGCAGGTCGTCCAAGCCGCCCCCGTCGATGCCAACGACGACCACTTCGCAGCGGTCAAGAAACTCATCCAGGTCTGCCAAGGCTGGATCACCTTGAGCCAGCCAAAAGTCGGCACCGGCCCAGCGGTCTGATCGTAAGTTCAGCCCAATCTGCACATTCAGGTGCTTAGCCAGAAACTTCTGGCTGGACCCGTCGGTTTTGCCCAGGTTCTTCTTGAGTTCGTCTTGCAACCACTCGGCGCTGACAGAGCGACCAAGGTTCGGGTTGGTGATGTAGAAGTTCTCCGGTAGCTGGTATGCCTTCGCCTTTACCATTTCATCCGGGAACTCGTACAGCACCCCCAGCGTCTTCCGATCCTCGATCTTCCCGTCGCGGACATCGCGCCAGTAGTCGAGTTTCTCCTTGAAGACCCCAGCAGGCGGATCATCGCTCTGCGTGGTCAGGTAGATCACCCATCCCTCATCACGAGAGACCTGGCCGCCCAACGCCTCCATGAACATCGCCGCGGCGTTCGCTCGCTTGCCGAACACCCACAGCTCGTCCACCAGCACGCGGCCGGACTTCTTGCCCGATACCGTGTCAGTGTCAGCAGCAACGACCTTCAGGCTGTTGCGCGTCACGCGGTGCGTAATGGTGCGGATGTGTTCCTGGATGTGGAACATGTCTGACAGCTCTTCATCCGCGCGAATCATGCTCGCGGCGGGCTTGAAGCTGTTGTCGGCGACCTCTTTTGTCGGCGCGAGGATCAGGTGCTCCTCTTCCTCGCGCCAGCACATGACAAGAGCCGTCAGCATGATGCCGGCAGCAATGGTGGACTTTGTATTCTTCTTGCTGATGAGCAGTCCGTACTCGCGGATCAACTGCTTCCCCGTTGCCGCCTCATACCCGCCGAATATGGCGCGCACGAAGGCAAACACCCATTCTTCGCTGCACTCGCCAAAAGTGGGTTTCCCGGGTAGGTCGACAACGCGCAACTGCTTAAAGATGTTCAGCGCGTATTCGGCCTGGTCTGCAAAGATCGGCGCCGGAATGATCGAACGGCGCTCGCGCAAGCGTGCTGCCCAATCCGGGCATGCGGTTGTCCAGGACATGGCTTAACCCTTCCCCACCACGCGCAGATGGGTGGGCGGTGGCGGCGGAGCAAATCGTCCGCCGCTTGCCGCCTTGTCCGCTGCTTGTTTCCTCGCGTCCTTTTTTCCTTGTTCCCCCATCTTTCCATGTACGTAGGGGACCCAAGCCTTTGCGGCCTCCACGCGCAGCTTCATGTCCTGCTCGGGATCGTTTGCGACTGCCTTGAGGAACTCCAGGGGATCGGAGTACAGCTTGCCCAGATCCGGGAGCGAAACCCCCTTCCCTGCGGCTGCGGCCTCTTCCTTCAGTTTGTTAACTTGGTTAACACGGCCCAGCGCTTCCTGGACGTCCTTGTCTTTCATCAGCCGGGACGCTGCAACGGCCGCCCCTTTTTCGCTGTAGCCCGCGTGGATAGCGGCTTTAGCACCGGACAGGCCCGACTGCAACGCCTGCACAAAGCGGCGCTTTTTGTCGGTTAATGCCATTAACAATCTCGGTTAACAAATCCGGTTAAGGGGAAATTTTCTGCGCATGAGGGAACAGGTGGTTTCCGGAAGGCGATCGCGCCAGACTTTCGACCCGCCCCCCCAGCCTGACGCCCGCGCTGCCCCGCGCCGATGACTTAGAGACCCACGCACAGGCCCCACATGACGCGACGGCGCAGCCGCTGACCCTTCGGCACAGCTTCGCGGCAGCGGCTACCTACGGCCTGCTGCTGACGTGTGCGGACAGGCCGCGCCTGACCCCCCGCTCGACCATGACCATGTTCGGCGGTACGCCGGTCAGGCGTGCCGCGACAACGACCCAGGCCAGATACCAGCGGGCCCACCACGCGACGCGAATGGAAAGCTTGACAGTGATCTGTGCCATTTACGTCCGGTTCCTGTATCCCATGTCCTGCCGCGTCTTGACGTCGTGGCATCCGACCTTGCGACCGTGCGCATCTCGCGAGACGCACAGCACCTGCGAGTTCTCGTCGGTATCTGCGCCGTCATCGTTCAGGCTAACCTTGTGGTCCAGCTCGAAACCTTCGGGATACACGGTCAGCGCGCCGCAGTGGGCGCAATGTGGATCAGCAGACCAGACACGCAACCGGCGTTCTTGCAGCTTGCGGCCCGTCATGCGCTTGGCGCTAGGCGTAGGCGCAGCGGCCAGCCTGGAACCGGCCATTGCAAGGCGCGGCTTGATTGTCGTGAGCTTCATGCCAATTCCCTATGTGATCTTTCCGGGTGCTTTCTACTGCACACCGCCCGGCGGCGATGACCGAATCCCACACGCCATGCCCAGCGTGCGGCCCTCCATAGCGAGAGGGGAGTACGATAAGGGCCCGCGAAAACGGTTAAGACTCCCCGCCGCCCTTCAAACGCGTGAGGCGGGTCATTTATCTGGTGAGTTGTAGAAGGGAGATCACCGCAATGCGCATCCTGATCGTGGACGACGCCACCGTATCTGCGGAGCTGACCGCCGAATGTTTGATGACGGAACCGGGTGTTTCGGTCCAGATTGCAGGCGACGGTGCAACTGCACTACGCACCATGGCCGAGTTCCAGCCCGACGCCGTTCTGCTCGATGTTGATCTGTCCGACGTGTCGGGTCTCGACCTTGCACCGCAGCTCAAGACAATGAACGAGGGCCGCGCCCCACGGATCATCATTTTCAGCGGCAGCGTGCGCAAATCTGCCCACCGTTTTCTGCCGGACGGTGTCGACGCTTGGCTGACAAAACCCGCGCACCTGAGCACTCTACTCGAGTGCATTTTCAGAAAAGCGCGGTCTAAGAAGGATAAAGAGCGCGATTGACGGCGGGTTAGTTTGTTTCAATTGAGACTTAGGTTATTAGCGGTAACGCGCGTACTGTGAAGCGGTGGCATTTGCCACAACGACCCCAAGCACATGCACAGTCCGATCACTGTAAAAACTGCCGGACTCCGTCCGCTGCTGACACCCTGGAACCTGAATGCCTTTCCCCTTTATCAATCAACTCGTCACAAGATTGCACCAAATAGCCGAGGGACGTTTTTCGCAGAAGGGCGCCGAACTACCGGCCCTAAAGCCATCCCGCACCGCTCAGTCCTTCGTATCGCCCGAGAATGCGACCATTGTGATTGAAGACCCTTGGACCCCAGACAACTATCACTATGCGGGTTAGTGCGCAGCTCAGCCAGTGGATGGCCACGGCGGAAGCGTACGAGGTGAGCACTACGGTTTGATCGGAGTCCGAGTCATGCCACTTGACCACACCAAAAGCACCACTGAGCTAGTCGCAGTGGACCCCAATGGGGTTACATACATAATCCAACGCCGCCACAGGGCAGCTCCCAACAACGATGGGGCCTGGGCGAATTACTACTACTGCTTGCGCGACGGTCAGCCCGTCACGTGGCTCGGTGACAATAATTACCGATTGCCCGACGGAACCGCCATCCTCGCGGTTGAATGCCGTCTGCCGGATCTCGCACCTTTAAATTGAAGCGCTTGGAGCCCAGCGCGGCTGAGGCTCCGGAGCCAGTAGCTCCCTGTGCTCACACGACGATGACGCCAGAAAGATGTGGAGTGGCCTACTGCTTTCGGCAGGCACACTACTTGCCCTTACCTCTGCCATCGTCCGCATCCGGGCGAAACCAGGGAGCAAGGGCATGAAGGAATCGTCAGAGGGCAAAATCTGCCGCGTAGTTCGTACTGATGTGGGCAGGCTTGCCGGCGCGCCGGGCGCCGTCGTAATGCGCGTCGAACACTTGCCCTTAGCGGATGTCCCGCCCGGCGGAAAACCGAACGTGACGGTTTTCATCTTGGACCAGGAACAAGCCTCGACACTGGACGAGCAGCTAATGGATTCCTTCGCTTTGACCGCCACACGCTCACAATAGCGCTTCTGGGCGCGGGCAACAAAAAACCCGCCGGCTTTCGCATGGCGGGTCTCGGTGTACGCACTTATCGAAAGTGACTAAACTGGGCGAACTTTAGCAGAGAAAATTCAACCCTGCAAGAGGTTCAGTCACACAGCCCCTTTGCCGACAGCAGGTCGGCTGCGTACTCCATCGCCAGCGCTTCAACACCCTTCTCCCCCGCGCCGCGCTCGCCCCCCTTCTGCTTGGTTGTCCGCGTGCCATAGAGCCACAGCTTGATCTTGCCGTTGTGGTTCGTGGCAGTTGCGGCGCTCACGTTTGCGCGTTCTGCCGCCTCCGTCAGCTTTATATCCTTGCCGAAATAGCGCGCGACGATGGCGTCTCGTAGGACTCTCGGCGTGGGGTGCGCCGACAGAGCATCGCACGCCGCGGCGTCGGAAATCTCGCGCACCGCTGCCAGCCAGTCATGCCGGTCTACGGTTCCTTGGCAGCACTTGCAGCGATCGGACCGGGGCGCGAAGCGCGCAACGAGAATTGCACGGTAGAGGCGGGGCAGCTTTTCCAGCGCGCGGAAGATATACGCCGCTTGCCCCGCGCCGTCGGTGCCGCCTAGCCCTTTACCGACCGGACCGCCCTGCGTCTCAGCCATACGCGCCATCATGGGTTTGTCGTACACCTGATCCGTATGGTTGTAGGCGAACGTCAGCGCCGCGTGGGCCGTTTTGAAAAGTCGGCTCTGCTGCTCTTCATAGGTCGCAGTCGAAGGGACGCGAGAAAGGGTCAAGGTAGTCATCAGATAATCCCCGGGGAATAAGTCACTTTCGCGGGCAGCATTTCCCGCATCCATTGCATAGCTGCTTCCCATCCCAGGGTGACGGTGTGCCGCCCCCGGACAGGAAAAATCTTGGGGTTCACGTCGTGCGCGTCGACCATCACCGTTTCGCCGCGCGCCCCCGTCTGCCTGTAGATCAGCACCGGCACGCCACCCGCACCGGCCTGCTCCACGGCCTGCCGCCACCAAGCGGGCAGACACAACACATTCGCGTGCTTGCATTCGACGCTGATCCTGGCGAACGCTGCCTCGTCGGCCACCACATCACTATCGCCAGCCTGGTTACGCACGCGGCGGCGCCAGGTCGTGCCGGTCGCGTCGGTCAGCAGGTTGGCAACCTTGCGCTCAAAGGCCGCGCCTTTGTTCCGTTGCATCGCGCTCATACCGCGCCCCCGGCGTCTGTCGGCGCACCCATTGCGGCCTGGGCCATGTTCAGCACCGCCAGGGATGGCACCCGCCCGCCCTTCCGCTGCGCCTCTTCCAGGATGCGCTTTGCCCAGCGGCGCGAATCGCGCCCAGAATGTTTCAGGATCTCGCTCGCGCCCATCGCCTTCAGCGCCTTCGCGGCCTCTTCGGGCGTGGCCTGCGTGGCCCCCGGAGCAGGCAGCGCAACGGCCGGCGCAGGGATGGCAGCCCATTCGCTGCGGCTCAGTTCCTCCGAAAGCGCCCGCTCCCACCGGGACTGCATGACCGAGTAACCGCAGTTCAGCAGGTCATGCGAACCGACACGAACAGCGGCCCAGTACACCGCCGGATGGGTCCATTGGCCCACTTCGCCACGGCGGCGCGCGGTCATCCCTGCAATGGCGTCGTGAAACGCGTTCTCCGGGATCAGCCCCGGCCGGCATGCGCGGATGAACTCGCCAACAGCGGGCGGCCAGTCGGGGAACATGCGGCGGCACGTGCGCAACCCTTCGGCCACTTCCTGCGGCGTCACGCGGTCTTCGTCCAGCGCCTCGGCCCACGCGGTCTTCCAGTTCTCGATGCTTTGCATGTCGGGGAAGTCCTTCAGCCAGCGCCCCCCGTACGTGCCCGAGAGGCGATTCCAAAGGTGGTCGATCAGCGAAATGCCTTCCAGCTTCGCCAGCGGCACGGCCCAGCCGGAGCGCTTAGGCGTCGATTGTGCGATCGTCGTCATAGTCATTGCCTCCTTGGGCGCGATTGCGATTTACGTATTCCGTAGGGTTGAACTTGCTCGGCCTGCCGCCCCCTTGGGCACCCGTGCCGTTCGGCGGTGTGCCTGGCGGCTTGAACAGGCCCTGGTAGCTGCCGTTCACGCAGTGTCGGATGACCGCAGCCGGCTTCCAGCCCTGCTCGCGATATTCCGCCAGGCTTTCGAGCTGCTGCTTGACGGCCTGCTCCTTCAACGGCTTCCCAATCTCCTTCCGGTGCGTGACCCAGACTTCCCAGTCGTTGCGGTCCAGCCACTCCGGCAATTCGATGTTCAGCGCGTCGAACCTCGGCGAGCCCTTGCGCGCGGGTGATGGTTCTTGATGGTTAATCTTTTGGTTCTTGACGGTTATATGCGGGTGCAGCCTGTTGCACCCTTTCGCGTTGCCGCTTGCACCCTTTACGTCGCCAGTTGCACCCTTTGCGTCGTGGTTTGCACCCTTTTCCTCGCCTTCAAAGCGTGCAGATTCTGCGTCGTTATTTTTGGGTGCAGAATCTGCGCCCTTTTCTTGCGGCTTCGGCTCTGATTTGAGGGATGCAAAATCTGCACCCTTTATCCAAGCAGGCGAAATGCGGTACTCGGTGGCGCGGCTGCGGCCACCGTTCCCCGCGTTGACGGTGATCAGCCAGCCCGCCTCTTTCATGCTGGCAAGGTGGTTCTGCACTGACCGGACGGACTGGCGGGCCTTCTTCGCCAACGTCTCGACATACGGAAAGATGTGCGTCCCGTCGTCGTGGGCGTGGTCTGCGAGTGCGAGAGCAAGGGAGAACTCATTGCCCCCAGCCGGGTATCGGTCAAAGACCATGCCCGTCATCTTTGCGCTCATTGCGCACCTCCATACAAAAGTTGATACCCGCGCTCCGCCTCTTCGGGCCACTTGCCCATAGCGATGATTCGCAAGCGCGTAAGGCGCAAGCCGGGGATGAAATAGCTCAGCTTTATTTCTCGCGAAGCTGTGGACTGATCCAGGAAGAAATGGCAACCACCGCAAGCGAAGGCGATCGCCCAGTCATGCGCCTTGATGCCCTTCCCTTTGCCGTCACGCGTCTGATTCGAGTGCGCTGATACGGTGGTTTCGTTCCCGCCCCAGCAGTAGGTAGGCACGCGGGTAAGGCATTCCTCGTTCTTGGCGAGCGCCAGCAGCGCCGGGTTGCGGTAGATGGTCTTGGGCGGCTTTTTGCCCTTCTTGCGCGCCTTCATGGCCGCACGCGGTGGCGGCATCGGCGTTGCGCGCATCATCGGCGCACCACGCTTCAGCGGCGTCTTCTGCCTCAAGGGGGTCTTGCGCGTCAGCGACATGCCGCCCCCACATGATTCTTGGCGCGCCACCACGCCGGGAACTTCCAGCCGTTCGTGTGGCGCTCCACCAAGCCGGCCCGCGCGGCGTCGAACAAAAACGAGTCGACGGCACACGCCGCCGCCTGTGCCCGCGTTGTGCTGGACCAGGGATCCACGGCTTTCATGGCGGGCAGCACGATGCCGCGCAACGCTTCCACATCCACACGGCCGCGCGTGTCGATGATGGCCTGCCTGACCTGCTCCACCGTCTCAGGCGGCACGCGGTAGCCTCGGAACATATGCAAGCAGTCAGCCATAGATACCGCTCCACTTCACGAACGGCTTGCGCACGGCCTCATGGAACAGACTGGCCGCCCGGGCGTCGTGGTCCAGCTCGGCGCGGCTGGTGATCCCGCAGATGTGACGAACGTGCTGCGCCGCGTGCTGGCTGGCGCTCACACCATCAAGGGCTGCGCCGATGCTGGAAATGACCCACCGCTGGAAGTTCGCGCTGTTGCACATCATGGCGGCCGCGCGCGAGAGCGCCGCGCCCTTGCGCTCCGTGGATGGCACACGCGGTCGCACAACCGCCCCCGAAGTTCCCCGCGTCAGCATGCCGCCCTCGCCTTATCCTGCGCGGCGCGCACAACATTGCGCTTGAGGCGTTGCGCCTTTTCAATGATCTTGTCGCACTCGATCATGATGGCGGCCGAATCATCGTCGCAGATACTGCCGTCGGCCACCGCCTCAACGGCCACCGCGGACAAGCGCCCATTCAGGCTGGACATCTCCAAAACCTTCGTGCGCACCGCCTCCACTTCATCGGCATGACGAGGAGCCGGCGGCAAGATGCTGGCGGCGACGCCGTAGCGCACGTTCAACGCCATCAGCCAGTCACGCGCGTGCTGCGCCCCCTCGGCCTTCTCCATCATCCATTCAGTCGATAGCTCGATCAGGTCCAAGGACATAGACTGGCCTTTGACCCGGCGCATCTTGGCTCGCAGCGTTTCGGGATGGATCGACACGCCTCGGCGGCTCGCCAGGAACATCGCCAGTTCCTCAACGCCGCCGGGGGTCTTCGTCACGCCGATGTACAGGGCATCATGCGGGTCAATCGGGTTGTATTTGCAGGTCATAGGGTCGTACCTTGAAATGCTGTGCGTATCAGGGTTTTGCTATTGCTACGCTGCCCCTAAGATGCGCAGCATGAAAAGCAATCTTCAAACGTCCAAGGGTCCGATCTGGACCTTATCGATAGGCTTAGGCGACTCAGGCTCCGGCGCCGGTGGATCTGTTGATTCGTGCGGATCATTGAAGAACCATGCCGCTTCGCCAGCCGCCAACTGGCGACTCGCCAAGCGCGCTCCGAAGGTGGAGGGCGCAACTCCGCGAGCGAAATTAGGCATGGTCCGGCCCCTCCATCTCAATGCCGGCCTCGTCCTCTGCGTCCGACTCGTACGGCTGGCCGATCAGCTCGGGCCAAATTTCGCGCCAGTCATCGGGCCGCAATTCCTGCCGCCGGACTTTCCTGCTAAGAGCCAGTTCGATTCGTGAGCAGTACAGCTCCGGAATCTGCTTGTCCCGGCTCAGCCAGTTCTTGATGCGTTGGGCCGATACACCTATGAGTGAAGCAAGCGCAGCCTGGGAGCCGGCAACGCGGCAAGCTCGTCGCAAGGCGGGACGGTGGTCAGATTTCTTTTGCATTGGGCTCTTGTGCGACCAAAAGAGGAAAGCCCGAAGGTAAACGATTGTTGGAAATTGGTCAACGCTCGTTTATGGAAAATATAAACAATAGTTGATAAGGTGCGGGCCATGGCAATGGGCAACAACATCCGATTTCTCCGCCTGGCGCGGGGGCTCTCCCACGACTCTCTCGGCGAACTAGCTGGCACGAGCGGGCAGACCATCGTTCAACTGGAAAAGCGCGACAGTAAGAAGTCGGCTTACGCCGCCGCAATCGCGCGAGCGTTCAATCTTTCGCTCGAAGAACTGCAAGACGCTGAAATCGATGGATTGGACGCTGCGAAGCGCGTGCTTGAGCGGGCAGATAGCCGCGCCCTCAATCCATTCGTATATAGCCCCACTCTCCCCAGCCCCCCCTTGTCCGTTCAAGAACCGCAGCCCGAATACATAGGTCGGCGCCCTCCAACCAGGCTGCTGCCTGTTGTTGGTACGGCGCGACTCGGCGAGAACGGTTATTACGAACAATTGGCCTATCCGGCCGGGCATGGAGATGGATACGTGGAACACTCATCATCGGACCCTGACGCATACGTGCTTCAGGTGAGGGGCGACAGCATGGCCCCCGCGATCCGAAATCGTTGGTATGTGGCCGTTGAGCCGAACAGCGCCATCACTCCTGGCGAGTACGTTGCCGTGCAACTGAAAGACGGCAGGAAGATGGTGAAAGAGCTGCTCCTGCGCGACAAGGATGGCGGCGTAGAACTCATGTCTGTGAACGGGGGCACGCGCCTCAGCTTCCAGCGGGACCAGATCGAATGCATTCAGGCAATCGGTGCTGTGATTCCGCCGAGCAAGCACCGCGAACACTAGCTCGCGCCCGCACGAAATAAACCCGCCCTCCACGGCGGGTTTTTTTTCGCCCTAAACAAACTTTTGATTGGAAGCACAAACAGTTGTTGACTAACTGCGAACACGTGTTTACTATCCAAACCAACAAGTGTTTACCGCTCTTTAACAACTGAGGCCGCCCGCCCCCGCGAGGGAGGACGGGCGAAACAGGACAACCAGGCGCTGACGCGCCCCGGACCCTGTGTGCTTGGGCTTTCATAGCCAGGCAACGCCCAGCCGGGCGTGGCGACGATAACCCCGGCAAGCTTTATTTCTGCGAGGTCCTTTCCTTGGCCCTTTGGTAGCAGGCTCTGTAAACCTCGTTTTCGAAGTCCCTAATCGCTCGCTCTTTTGCCTCTTCAGTGGAATACCTGGGGTCTTCAAAGGCCCATTCCACCAATGATCTGCCGAACGCTCCATCGTCCGCCCTTCCGGGCTTGGAAAAGACGTCCATCAGCTCTGACATAGGCATGCCAGCCTGACGAGCTTGCATCACAGTTTTCCCCAGACTGGACGTGACCGAGCATGCCTTCCGGTCCTCGGCGCTGACCGAAGCGCCAAAAACGGCCGAAGTAGCGGCCAGCGTCACTGCCGTTGAGATCAGTCTTAAGTACACATCCTCTCCCCATAGTTGCTTTCATGCGCGAGTGTAACCAGCCGCTAAAAGCGGGTTTCGGCCCGCGCTGCGACTCAGCGCTTACCGAAACAAGGATGGCGCCACCGAAGCGGAGGGTGCGCCTGCACCCTGCCCTTGGTGTCATGAGACTATTGCCGAAGTGTCGTCCTCCGACGCATACTGGTTTCTCCAACCTTTGGTGGAGGTACCCACCATGTATGACGCCATTCGAAGACGCGGCGCTATGGCGGCGCGAGACGGAAAAACCCTTCTCGACTGTCCTTACTTCACCGCCGACCAAATGCCACACCACACGGGCGAGCCTATCGAAAAATGGCACGCACGCGTGGACGCTTGGGAGTCAGGATGGAGAGAGGCAACTTGGGAACGAACCGCTAGGCGCCCAATGCCAGACCATCAGTGGGTCACGGTGCCCTCAGTGGAGCACGTCCCACCAGGGTCGCGCTGTAGGTTGTTTGCCAAGCCGCGCGCCCCAACTTGACCGTTGCACAGAGGCATCCCATGATGCCGGTCGGTGGAGGTCGGACTGTCGCTCCGGATCCCGCCGGATTTATGAGCGACAGACGATAATCTGGGCCGGGTTTCGTTTTTGAATGGAGCGGCCGAAGACGGTGCCCGCCGACAACTGGAGAAACCGCAATTGGGAGGAGTTTCTCCCGCCGTCGATCGGTTCGTCCGTCGCTTCGGCACATTGTGTAGTCGGGCGATGAATTATGGCGCTCGTGTCGGCGGAAGGCGGCCACTGCCCACCCAAAAGCAATGCACGGAGCATGCCATGCTTGTAGCACTCGGGCGGGATTGGCGACCACAATCCTGACCATCCCTCAACATACTGGGCGGGGTGCGGCGCCTCCTTTACGAGGGGACACCGGTCGTTCCATAATTGGCCGTCCCAGCACTGCGCATTGGAGTCGCGATGAGCATCGTTGAGCCCCCGGATTGTGGGAAGGCTGTCCACCCCCAGAGCGTAGCGCTCTTAGACGAACAATACCGCTACAAACTCTTAGTAGAGGCCGTCCTCGACTACGCAATTTTCCTTCTTGACGCTGATGGCTTCGTCGCCACTTGGAATGCCGGAGCGCAACGCTTTAAGGGCTACGAAGCGTCCGAAATTATCGGGCAGCATTTCTCCCGCTTCTACACGAACGAAGATCGGGATCTCGGCATACCGCAGCGTGCATTAGCGACCGCTTCGCGCGATGGCAGATTTGAAGCCGAGGGTTGGAGAGTTCGCAAAGACGGCTCGCGGTTTTGGGCCAGCGTCGTAATCGATCCGATAAGGGACCGCTCAGGTCGGCTGATCGGTTTTGCGAAGGTCACGCGCGACATAACGGACAAGCACCGCAGCCAAACCGAATTGCACGCGACACAGCTGGCGTTATACCGAGCTCAACGGCTCGAGGCTCTCGGACGCGTTACCGGTGGCCTGGCCCATGACCTCAACAATTTTATTTCGGTCATCAACGGGGCCGCTGAACTGCTACGAAGTCCTGAACTGGCGGCCGAAAAGCGCCTCAAATATCTCGATGCGATTAAAGATACCGCTGAGCGCGCCTCTCACCTAACCAAGCAGATGCTTGCATACGCCCGCCGCCAGCCTCTCGAGGCGTCCAACATGGACGCGGCCGCATGCGTAGCGGGGATGAAGTCGATTTTCCAGACCGCGCTGGGCTCTTCTGTGCTGCTGGAATATGAGCTTCCAACAGAGCCCTGCCTCATATCTGCTGACGTGAGCCAGCTAGAAAACGCATTACTAAACCTAGTGGTCAATGCGCGAGACGCCTTGCCCGCCGGAGGAGCGGTAAAAGTCGCAGTGAGAACCGTAGATGGGTACCAGGATGGCCAGAAGCGCGTGGTTCAAGGGCCCTTTGTGGCAGTCAGCGTGTCGGACAATGGCGTGGGCATCCCCGCGGAGATACAAGACGACATTTTTGAACCGTTCTTCACGACGAAGCCAGTTGGAAAAGGCACAGGTTTGGGACTGAGCCAAGTATTCGGATACGTCACGCAAGTGGGAGGCCACGTAGATGTGGTGAGCACTCCTCAAGTTGGCACGACGTTCACCCTCTACTTTCCCAAGACAGCTTCCTGAGGACCGAGTCCGTCACGACGCTCATTTTAATGACAGGAGAGTCGCAAGTTCCCTGATTATCTCTTGGGGCGCCCAGGGTTTGAGGACGAACTTTACACTTCTAGGCATCTCGTCTACCGATGGATGGTATCGCCCCGAGGTAAGAATCATGACCATGTTGGGCGATCGTTGCAGTATCAACGCCGCCATCTCAACGCCGTTCATGGACCCGGGCATTTCTATGTCCGAAACTATCGCGCGAATGTCTGCGCTCTCTGCAAGGCGCAGCAGAGCTTGATCCGCGCTTGCCGCCTCAACGACGGCGTAGCCTTCGATCTCTAAAATCTCGGCGAGGATCCAGCGGGCAGTTTCATTGTCGTCAACGATAAGAACGCGCTTCGGATCGCCCGGGTTATCAGCATGCGTCATAAGGTCGACTTGAATGATGGCTGAAAGGAGCGTGCGAACTACTACAACAGGGAAGCGCTAGATACCCCAAGAAGCGCGCGCTCCAGTCATTCACAGGTTTATCGCGCCAAGTCAAAGGCCGCAGCAATCGCCGTTCCCATAAACCACCGCTGTATCTACCACCGGAGCCAAAATGCTCACGCTACTCGTCCGCTTCATTGAAGAACTAATCGACGTCCTCAATTTCGGCAATTCGATTAACAGGTAGTTCGTCATCGTTCAAAGTCAAAGGGCCGAACCCCTTGCTTCAAAGGATTCGGCCCCACTTGCTAGGTGCCAGCCCGCTTGCCTTAGGGCAAGCGAGCCAGTTCTTAAATCGGTTTGATCATTGTCGCCTGAGGACCTTTCTGTCCTTGGCCGGCGACGAACGACACACGCTGGTTCTCTTCCAGAGACTTGTGCCCGCTGCCCTGAATCTCAGAGTAGTGAGCGAAGAGGTCCTTTCCGCCCAGCTCCGGCATGATAAAGCCGAAGCCCTTGTCGTTGTTGAACCACTTCACAATACCAGTTTCAATCTTCAATGTAAGTCCTAGATTTTCAAGGGAAAAGTATCCCTGCAGCCACTATGGGGCATTGACCGCCGCAAAGATACGCGCGTTTCAAAATGACACAAATGCCGACGGGACGGCGACGGCGATTTGAATCCACGCGCCAGCTGTCCGGCGCGCACATCTGACCCCCGCGCAACTCTGCGCAGACTCCCATGACCTTGACAGAAACCCTCGCCTGGGGCCTGGGCCTGCTCGCGTTCGCGCGGCTGGTGCTGGCACCGCTCGGCGACTACCTCTCCCGCCGCCACGCCGCGGCAGATCCCTGGAACCCGACATGAACACCATCAGCGCAAGCGCGCCTCCGGTGCGCCACCGTCCCCCCATCACGATCAAGCAGGCAGCCCGCAAGCTGGGCGCCGTGATCGCTCCCCGCGACCACGCCGGCAAAGGCAACTGGAACGACGACGCGGACATCCCGCTGTGGGCATGGCCCGCCAGCCTGGCGCTGGCCGCGTTTTTTTTCTTCTTCCCGCAGATCCTGGGCTGGCTACTGCGGGCGGTCGTATGAACGGCATCGACTTCATTTTGAGGGATCGCACCGGCTGGACGCCGCCGGTCCCGGAGCCCCGCCGCCGGTTGCGCTGGGCCACTCCGAAGCGCGTAGCCATGCGCCCCGAGGAAGTCGCGTTCATCAAGGGCGCCAAGGGCCGCCTTACTGCGAAGGAGCTGGGCGATTGCTACGGCGTTTCTGCGCAGACCATCAGCAACATTTGGAGTGGTCGCTGCCCTGCCGTTCCTGTCCACCGCCCCATCCCCGTCCGGCCGAAGCGCAAGTAGGCGCAGCCGCACTCAAACCTAATCGAAGGTCGCACCCATGTGGTTAAGAAATCTGAAGGTCTACCGGTTGTCCGCCCCGCTCTCCGACTACGCCGAAAAGCTGCAGGCGGGCCTGAAGCGTCACGCGTTCCAGTCGGGCAACAACCTCGAAATGCAGTCCATCGGCTGGATCGCGCCGCGCGAAGGTGGCGAGCTTGCGCACACCGTGGCCGGCCATTTCCTGCTCTGCCTGCGCGCCGAGAAGAAGCTCCTGCCTGCCTCCGTGATTGCCCAGGTCGCCAAAGCGCGGGCTGAGGAAATCGAAGAGCAGCAAGGCTACAAGCCCGGCCGCAAGCAGATGAAGGAAATCAAGGAGCGCGTCACAGATGAACTCTTGCCGCGCGCCTTCAGCGTCTACAGAGACACTCGCGTCTGGATTGACCCGGTGCATCGCTGGCTGGTGATCGACACCGCCTCATCGTCCAAAGCGGATGAAGTCATCGGCCTCCTGTCGAAGACGGTCGACCCATTGCCGCTGGAGAACCTGTATGTAGCCCAGTCGCCCGCCTCCGCCATGACGGGTTGGCTGGCCGAGGACGAAGCACCCAGCAACTTCACCATCGACCAGGACACCGAACTGCGCTCGTCTGGCACAAGCGGCGCGGCGGTCCGCTACCTCAAGCATTCCATCGACGCGGAGGACGCGCGCCGGCACATCCAGTCCGGCAAGCAATGCACCCGCCTCGCCATGACCTGGGCCGACCGCATTTCGTTCGTTCTGACCGAAAGCCTCGATATCCGCCGTGTCTCGCCACTGGACGTGCTGAAGGAAGGCGCGGACTACTCGCAGAACGATGACGAGAAGTTCGACTCGGACATGGTTCTCATGACGGGCGAACTCGCCAAAATGCTTGCCGAGCTGGTGGAAGCGCTCGGCGGCGAGAAGAAATTCTGATTCCTGGAGACCCCATGACCGAATCCACCGCCCCCGTTTCCTTCCGGCAGAAAATCCTCTCCAAGGAAATCAAGCGCGCCCACGCCATGCAAGCCCGCTATGAGGATCTGCACGTCGAACCCGGCTTCAACCTGCGCACCCCTCTCGATCTGCTGGATGGAGAGGAACGCGAGCGCGCTGAGGCCGACGACGAAGCCCTGTATCAGCACATAATGGCGGGCGGCAAGATTCCGCCGCTCGAAGTCCGCCCCCGGCCCGAGGGTGGCGTGTGGCTGGTGGACGGCCACCGCCGCCATGCGCAGATCGGCCGCGCGATTGCCGCCGGCGCACCGCTGCAGGATGAGGACGGCGTCGTCTGGATCGACGTCACGGCCTTCGTCGGCAACGATGCCGACCGCACCGCCCGCGTCATCAGCAGCGCGCAGGGCCGGCACCTGACACCGCTGGAAACCGCCTTCGGCTACGCCAAGCTGGCCGGGTTCAAGTGGGATAACGAGCGCATCAGCCGCCTGGAACAGGTATCGCCCCAATGGGTCGCCAAGATAATCGCGCTGGCCCACGCCAACAGCGATGTTCATGCCCTCGTGCGGTCCGGCGCGGTCAAGGCGTCCACCGCCATCGAGGCCGTTGCGAAGCATGGCGAGGGTGCCGGCGCATTCCTGCAAGGCGAGTTTGAAAAGGCCAAGGCGTCCGGCAAATCCCGGGTGACGCCCAGCACCATCCACGGCCGCGCCCTGCCCCGCAAGGTCGTATCCCCACTCATCACCGGTGTGGACACGTTCATGCAGGGCCTGGACGCCAACCAACGCGCGACCCTCTTGGACATTCAGGAAGGCCGCGTAGCCGCCGAAACCATCACCATCCCCGCCGCCGCCCTGCTCGATCTGTTCCAGGCCCACGGTGCCGTTGAAACCGTCCGCGCCAAGCAGGCGGAAAAGCAACGCCGTCAGGCCGAGGCCGCGGCAACAGCCAACCAGGCCGAAATCCCCACCGCAGAGGATGCCCACGCATGAACGCCCCCCAAAACCTCGATGAACTGGACGACGTTGACCTGGCCGCGCTGTCCACCCGTGTTCTGCACGACATGGTCGCAAAGATGACCCCGGAAGAGCGCCAGCGTTATCGCGACGCCCTCGACGCCGCAGACGCTCCTCTCCGCAATCTCTTGGGCGCCGCCCTAGGTGTGCCCGAGACCGCGCCAGCCGCCCCCGGCCAGAAGTGCGCTATCTGCCGCGGCGCGTTCTCCGGAATGTCCTGGGACACGCTCTGCCCTTCCTGCTGGGAAGAAAAGGTCAGGAACGAAACCGCCGTCCGCCGCGCGCAGACTTCTGGCGCCGGACTTGCGCCCACCGACCGCAATGAAGCGTTTGAAGCCGTGCGGAAGAAGCTGTGCGCCCTGCCCCGGTACAGCTTCTTGATCGGTCCGCACGGCGGCGTAAAGAGATACGAGAACTGTCCGGGCGATTGGATTGAATTCGACGCTGCGCACGAACTGTTCGATCCCGAAGCAGTCGACGCCGCCATTTCGTCCTCGCGGCAGGGAGACGCAGCGTGAGCATCTTCTATGCGCGTGTCTGGCCGAATGCTGCCCTGGATAGCCGAAATATGGCCCCGGACTTTGTTCAACGGTCATCTGCCGATGATATTGACGAGGAAGAAGCGGAAGCCTGCGCCGAAGACTACTTTCGCAACCATGACGGCTTTGAGGCCAACTGGCCTTTGACTTTCGCTCTTTTCGACGGCATCGCTGGTCGAGAGATTGGACGATGGGAAGTTGCTCTCGAGTACGAGCCTTCGTTTACCGCCGCCCAGGTCCCGCAGAGCAAAGGGGGTGCGGCATGACAAACGGCCTCGATGTCCTCAACGAGTTCACGAAGGAAGAAATCATCGCCTTCGTGCGTGAAAAGGGGTTCTTCCTGCGCATCAGTCGCAGAGATCTGCTTTACATCCGCTGGAAGACTGCTAGCGAGAAGCTGATGGCCGACGTTGACGCGGAGCTTGCCCGTTGGAATGCGGAAAAGCCCGATTTCAAAAAGCGGGATGCCTTGGCTATCCAATGCAATGCCAGCAAAGACATCCACGAAAGGCTTCGTCTACTGCGCGAGATCGAACCATACGACAGGGCTCTGCAAGATCACATTTCGCGCACGCGGAAGCTGGACGCCCGGCAGAAGACCGTTGACCGCATGTATCGCGACATCGAAAGGGAGGCAGCATGACCAACCAGAACAACGCCGCCCAGTCGGCAATGCAGGAAACCGTGCTCACGGACCTGGAAATTCAAGAGGCCCTGGGCGCCATCTTCGTGGCCTCGCACCCCTATGGCCGCCGCGACGTACTGAGCCAGTGGGAATGGGAAAAAGCGGCAGCGCGCGCCATCGAATCCGCCCTGCTGTCCAAGCTGCGCGCCACTGTAGCCGATGAGCGGGACGAGCCGACCGCGCCGGACGATGACGCGATAGCGGAATGCTGGGTCAGCGCCAGCGATATCGACGGCATCGAATACGACGGTCCATCGTTTGAACGCGGCTATCGCACCGCCCTGACAAGCGCCCCTGTAGCTGGGGAGGCGGTCTACACGCTTAGGGTTAGGGGGCTATCCAAGCCTGGACGCCGACCACCGCCGCATTCTCCATTCCGGACGGCGAGCATCAGCTTTTCCTCAGTCCCGCCGCGCCCCCGGCCAGTCAGGCGGTGCGCATCCTGTTTCCCACGCACCTGCGCAAGATGTGGTCGGGCGGCGAGGTGCAAGCCTAGCTGGACGACCATCAGGGCGTGACCGCCCCCGAGCCCAGCGCCAAGGGCAGCTTGGACCGCTACCGGAAGTGGCAAGCGGAACAGGCCAGCGAGGCGCAATGCTCCTGCCCCAGCGGCGACGGCTCCCTGCGTTGGCCGTGCGCCAAGCATCGAACGCACTCCGAAAATGACTCATAAAAGATGCCGGAGCGACTTTTATGCTTCATAAGTTGTGCAATTGGATCAATTCAAGCGGACCGGCGACGGCGCTTGTTGGAGTGTGATTTATGACACCGATGGTGCACATCGAACCCGTATACGTCGACCTAGCTACTGCGGCCATGATTACTACGTTGGCAGAATCGACTATTCAGGCCATGGTCACTCGCGAAGAGTTTCCCGCGCCGCGCGAGCTCTCCGGGCGGCGCGTCGGGTATCTCTACGCAGAAATCTTGGAATGGGCAAAGAGCCGGCCGCGTTCCACAATGCTGCCACCTGCCAATACCGGCGCTCGGAAGCCGCGAGCCGGTCGGCCCGACAGCGCAGGCGTCTAACCGTGAGTCCGGGCCAACTCTTCCAAGTATTCCGACAGGCGCTGAAGCCAAATTCGGCGCTCCTTGTCGTAAGAGTGCCGGTTGTAGACTCCCTCCACGCCGGGCAGCATGTGCCCGAGAATGACCTCACCCACCTCCCGCGGACAACCGAGCGACGCCAAGAACGTGCGCGACGTGCGTCGCAAGTCATGAGGCGCCCAGTGGGTCACCTTCAAACGCGCTCTCACTCGCTGGGGCGTGGTTTCACTGTAGGGCTGATGGTAGTAGACGCGCGTCTGGACCGACTTTTGCTCCCAGTGGCCTGACTTGCCATATGAGGGAAACAAATACCCGGCCGGATAGACATCCAAACGGCGCCGCACTATTTGCTCGGCACGGCCAACCAACGGCACCCGAAAATCCGTCGCCTCAGCTCGCTTCACGTTCTTCGTCTTTTCCTTCGGTACGGTCCACCACAACCCATCAGCCTCTTCCGAGACTTCCTCAGCCTCAATTGATCCGATCTCGGCACCTCTGGCGCAAGTCCAGAGATACATCGTCAAGAAGTCATCCACGTCACGGGAAAAATTGGCGAGCCAAGGTATCAGCTCCCCAGCTTCCTTCGGTGACAGGACCCGCTTCTTGACGCCCCCCTTCTTGCCGTTGATCGCCTTCCCTTTCGATTTCAGCTTCCCGCGCAGAATTGCGCGCCACCAATTCGGCACGTTCTCCGCCAGCTTCCCTGCGTCATGACAATAGTCCCACGCCGCCCCCAGTTCACGGCGCAGGATCTGCGCTTGCACGGGGATGTGGGCGAACGATTCGATGAGCGCAAACGCATCCGCACGAGTTACCGTCTCTGCGGGCTTGCTCGCAAGGTCCCCCAGCATGGTTCGAAACGTGCGCTCGATTTCGATCTGGCCCTTCTCAGCCCGATGTTGCTTGATGTGGCCGGCGACGTAGATGTCGCAGGCGTCCGCTACCGTCAAAACGCCTTTAGCCTTCTCTTTGGCTGCAGCAGCGGCAACCTTCACCGCCTGGCGCTCTCGCTTGGCCTCCACTGCCACGTCTATCCCCGCGTCGCGTTTTTGCCGGAGGACTTCCCATTCCACGACCGCAGCAGCGATCGACATGGCTGGCCAGCGCCCCAACTTCTTCTGACGCATATTGCCGCTCACCGGGCTCTTGTACCGGTAGATCCATGTTCGTGCGGTGGCGGTTGCTTCAAGCCGCAACCCGGGATAGCCATCAATGGTAAGGTGTCGGCCTGGCTCAAGCAGCTTAGCGGCGCGCGCGTCGAATTGCATGAAGGGAAGGATCCTCTGGCGTAGGTTTTTCGAGAATCCTAAACGAAGCGGCGTAACTTCTCAATTCGACCCCGCCAAAAGCTACGCCAAACCGCCAAGTGTCGGCGGATTTCGATGGGCGTAGTTGGGCCATAAAACGATGACAACTTTCCCGACGCTCCCTCAATAAATGCAAGAAACTCAAGGCACAACGCCGAAATCTCGGGCCAAAACGGACGAGGACCTGTCAAGCCACACCCCTATGATGCAACAGTACCTGCGCCTCAAAGCCGAGGCCGGGCCGTTGCTGCTGTTCTATCGCATGGGCGACTTCTATGAAATGTTCTACGAAGACGCCGAGCGCGGTGCGCGGTTGCTCAATCTGACGTTGACCAAGCGGGGCTCGTCCAACGGCGTGCCCATCCCCATGGCCGGGCTGCCCGTGCATGCCATGGAGCAATACCTGGCGCGGCTCGTCGCGATGGGCGAGTCCATCGCCATCTGCGAACAGATCGGCGATCCCGCCGCCTCGAAGGGCCCGGTCGAGCGCCGTATCGTGCGCATTGTGACGCCTGGCACATTGACCGATGACGCCCTGCTCCCCGCCAAGGCGGACCGCGCGCTGGCGGCCATTTTCGTCAGCGGCAGCGCGCGCGCGCCGCGTGCTGGGCTGGCCTGGCTGAATCTGGCCAGTGGCGAGTTCCGGGTGACCGAATGCGCGCCGGCTCAACTGGAATCCGAACTGCACCGCATCGCGCCGGCGGAGATCGTTTGCGCCGACAGCGCGGAGTTCGATTTTCCGTTCGAGGGCGCGCGCTCCCGCGTGCCGGACTGGCACTTCGAAAGCGACGGCGCCCGTGCGCATCTGCTGGCGCATTTCAAGACCGACACGTTGGCGGGCTTTGATATTGAAGACATGCCAGCCGGCATCTGCGCGGCCGGCGCTCTGCTGCGTTATGCAGCGCGCACGCAGTCGCAGGCGCTGGCGCACGTGCAGAGCCTGTCCGCCGAGCGCCCCGGGCAGTTCGTGTTGCTGGACCCGGTCACGCGCCGCAACCTGGAGCTGACGCAGACGCTGTCGGGCGAAGACTCGCCCACGCTGTTCTCGCTGCTGGACGGTTGCCGCACGCCGATGGGCAGCCGTCTCCTGCGCCGCTGGCTGCATCACCCCTTGCGCGAGAATGAGCAGGCGCTGGCGCGGCAGCAGGCCATTTCCGCGCTGCTGGCCGGCCGTATGGATGACGAGCAGACGTTCGGTTCGGCGGGACTGCTGGAAGCCCTGCGCGCCTCCTTGAACGCCTTTCCCGATATCGAGCGCATCGCGGCGCGACTGGCGCTGCGGTCCG